TGCTGTGCCTGGTGTTGGTGCTGGTGCTGGTGTTGGTGTTGGTGTTGGTGCTGGTGCTGTGCCTGGTGCTGGTGTTGGTGCTGTGCGCGACGAGCTGGTGCTTGTGGCGCCCGCGGGTTTGGTGGGGCCGGATGCCGGCAGTGGCGCTGGTGGTGGCAGTGGTGGTGGTGCTGGTGGTGGCGCTGGTGCTGGTGCTGGTGACAACTACCAGGCGGCGCGAACGCTGAAAGCACAGTTTGACGCGAAAAACGCGGAGCTGGATTATTTGAAAAGCATCGGCTTGCTGGTTGAGGCCGCCGCTGTGTCGCGCGAAACGTCGGAGATTCTGACCCAATTGAAAATAGGCGTCATGCGGATCCCTGAACGCAAGTCGCAGATCCTCGCTGCCGAAACAGACCCGGCGCGGGTACACCGGATCCTGAGCGATGAGCTGAGGAATGTGCTCGATGAATGCTCCCGTCAGTTTGCAGATGATCCTGCCGGCGGGGCTGAGGAACCCACGTCGGCTTGTACGTGAAATCGCCGCGAAGGCGTTGGCGCCCGAACCGGAGCTGACGGTATCGGACTGGGCCGACCAGCACCGGCGTTTGTCATCCAAGGCGTCCAGCGAGCCGGGGCAGTGGCAAACAGCGCGCACGCCGTATTTGCGCGAGATCATGGATTCGATGACGCCGTCGCATCCGGCAACCGACGGCGCGTTTCAGAAGGGGACGCAAATCGGCGGGTCGGAAACCCTCTACAACGCAATTGGCTACATCGCCGACCAGGCGCCGGCGCCGACGATGCTGGTGATGCCGACGACGGACACGGCCAAGCGGATTTCGAAACAACGGCTGGCGCCGATGATCGATGAGACGCCGGTGCTTGCGGCCAAATTCGGTGAGGCGAAATCGCGGAATTCGTCGAACACCGTGATGATGAAAGATTTTCCGGGTGGTGTGCTGGTGCTGGCTGGCGCGAACTCGGGGCCGGGCCTGCGTTCGATGCCGGTGCGGTTTTTGTTTCAGGACGAGGTCGATGCGTATCCCATCGACGTTGACGGTGAGGGTGACCCCTGCGCTGTCGCAGACAAACGGACCGACACCTATTCGCGTGCCAAGCGGATCCGCTGCAGCTCGCCGAAGTTGAAAGGATCATCGCGGATCGAACGGAGTTACCGCGAAGGAACGCAGGCAAAGTTTTTTCTGCCGTGCCCTGAGTGCAGCTCGGAGCAGTGGTTGCAGTGGCCGCAGATGCGTTGGCAACTCGAACGCAAACGGGAATTGATATGCCACGAGTGCGGCGGTGTTAGCGATATCGTGGTCGGCGCGACTGAGCCGCAGACCTGCACGCATTGCAAAGTGTTGGTAACCCTGACCGAACAGAGCACCCGCGAAACAGAAACGGATGACATCGCGCGGGTCTGGTACGAATGCGAGCACTGCAGCCACGAGATCGACGAGCATCACAAAACCTGGATGCTGGACCGCGGGCGCCACATTCACGCGGTGCCAGGCGCTGGCACCGTGCTGGCTGACGACGACCGCGATCCGTTTGCGATCTGGGCTTTTGTGCGCGGCGAGGTGAAGCGGTTTTTACCGCGGTACACCAAGCCGCTGTCCTGGCATGTGTCGGCGCTGTATTCGCCGCTGGGCTGGTTCAGTTGGTTCAAGGCGGTCAAGCAGCACCTGGAAGCCAAGCGTGGCGGGTATGAGGATGAAAGCGGCGAGTCGTTGTTGCAGGTGTTCTGGAACACGGTGCTGGGCGAAGCGTACGAGATCATCGGCGAGCAGCCGAAGGTCAACATCCTCAAACAGCGCGTCGAAGGCTATCAACTAGGACAAGTGCCGGCGAAAGGGCTGATGCTGACGGCGTTTGTCGACGTGCAGGGCGATCGAATCGAGGTCGAGGTCGATGCCTACGGGCGGGATGAGGAATGTTGGGTGGTCGATCACCAGGTCATCCACGGCGATCCGACACGCAAAGGGCAGGGTTCGGTGTGGGCGGCGCTGGCGGAATTACGCGAAAAAGCGTACCCGCACGCCGGCGGCAACACCATGCGCATCACCGCGATGGGCGTGGACTCCGGTTATCTCAGCCCGGAAGTTTATGATCATTGCCGGGCATGGGCGCACAAGCACGTGATTGCAACGAAAGGCGACAGCACGGGCGGCAAACCGATTTTGGGCCGACCGAGCTGGGTGGACATCAACCACAACGGACAGAAAATCAAGCGCGGCGCGCAACTGTGGATCGTTGGTGTTGATGCTGCCAAGGAGCGATTTTACAAGCGCCTCGAAATTGCCGAACCGGGGCCCGGGTACCAGCACTTCCCGCGCGGCCTGTCGGATGAATATTTCGAGCAACTGGTTTCAGAAAAGCTGGTGCGGCGCCGCGTGCGTGGCGTCGAAAAACACGAATGGGTGAACACCCGGGAACGTAACGAAGCACTTGATCTCAAAGTCGGCTGCTACGCCGTGGCGATTTATGCCGGCGTGCAGCGCGTCAACTGGGATTTGCTTGAGCGTGCAATCAACCCTGGCCAGCGCGATCTGTTCGCGTTGCCGGCAAAAGCCAATGGCGCCGCACCAGCCGTTTCGACGGGTGGCGAGGCGGTTGCTGCAGCTCCGGCTGCGGAAGCGGCGCCACCCGTAACAGAGCCGGTGCAGATACCTGCCCCGGCTGCAGTTCCCGAGCCGGCAGCAGCATCCGGCTGGATTGAACCCAGGCGCGACTGGTTGTCGGGCCGCTAACCGCAAAGCGAAAGGATTACTATGGACGCCACCCCCGTTCACACGCCACGCGTCACCAAGCGCAGCGCCATCACCAGTCTGCGCTGGGGCACCGTGGCATACACTGCAGGCTCCGGCCTGCACGTCGGCTGCGGCGATCAGCGCGTGTATGCCAACGCTGTCGGCATCGACACCATGCGCAGCGCAGCCTGCGACATGGTCATGTCGATGGAGCGCGGCCTGCCGTTCACCGACCGGCTGTACGATTTTGTGGTAGTGGGCGACGCCATGCGCCGCGTGACAGAACCGCGCGCACTGCTCGCCGAGGCATGGCGGGTCCTGGTCGAGGGCGGATTTCTGATTCTGGTGCAGCCGACCTCAGTCGCCGTGGGCTGGCTGACAGACGCTGCGGAGGATCATGCGCTCGTCGACCAACTGCAACTCGGCGTTTTGCGCGTTGACGTTATTTGCAAATTGCCGGCCGGCAGCGGGCGCGAGGATGCGCGGCTGCCGGTGGCAGAAAAAACCGTCGCGGTCTGGCGGCCGGGCGGCTACGGCGATGCGTTGTGGGCGGCATCACTGCTGCCGGCGTTGAAGCGCGAGGGTTACCAGATCACCGTTTACACTGATCCGATGGGCGAGGAAGTGCTGCGCTACGACCCGCACATTGACTGCACCATCGTCATGGGCCACGGCACCGTCCAAATCGATCAGCTCGGGCAATTTTTTGCGCACGAACAGGAGCGTTATGACCGGGTCATCAACCTGATCGAGTCGGTTGAGAAAAACCTGCTCGCGTCCAGCAACGACATGCGGTTTTTCTGGCCGGCGGCAGAGCGCCGGCGCATATTTAATCGCAGCTACATCGAGGCGGTGCACGACCTGGCCGGCCTGCCGCACGATTTCCAGCAGCGGTTTTATCCGACCGAAGACGAAATCCGAGCCGCAGGCCGTCGCCGCGGCGGCAGTCGCAAGCACTGCGTCATCGCAGCGTCGGGGAGCACATTGCCGAAATGGTGGCCGTATCTGAATGATCTGGCCGACGCACTGATCGTTCGTGGCTTCCAGGTGTGGCTGCTCGGCGATTTGCGCGACCTGCAACTGAAAGCGCGACCCGGGCTGCATGTGGTGGGTACTACGTGGAGCATACGCGAGGCGATGACCTTTGCATTGCAGTCCGAGCTGGTCATCGGCCAGGAGACCGCCATCACCAACGCTGTAGCACTGGAGCCGATGCTCAAGGTGGTGCTGCTCTCGCACTCAACCGCCGAGAATCTGACCAAACACTGGATCAACACCGTCGCGCTGCACGGCACGCCGGCGTGTTACCCGTGCCACCAGATCCATTTGCTGCAGAACGGATGGCACCACTGCAACCTCGACGAACAAGCCGGGGCCGCGCGCTGCCAATCCACCATCAGCCTCGAACAGATTCTGGCGCCGGTGGATGTGGCCTTCACTGTGCGCGCAGTGGCCTGAGGAAAATATTATGGCATTCACCACCGCACAGCTCGCCGCCATTGAAGAGGCCATCGCCAGCGGCGAGCTTTCCGTGAGTTACGAAGGCAAAACCGTGACGTATCGCAGCATGGCTGACCTCAAAAGCGCGCACGACACCATCAAATCGGCGCTGGAAGATGCGGGAACTCTGACCGCCACAGCGCCACAGCAGTCGTACGCAGCACATAGCAGGGACTGATCCATGGGCGCACACTGGTTTGATCAAGCACTGGCTGTATTCGCGCCGGAGCGGGCCCTGCGCGCGGCTCAGGCGCGGCAGGCACTGCTGGAGATCCGCGCCTATGAAGGGGCGAAGCGCACCCGGCGCACCGAAGGCTGGCGCAGCGGCAACGGCTCGGCCAACGCCGAAATCAACGGCGCACTGTCAACACTGCGTGATCGCTCACGCGAGCTTGTGCGCAACAATCCCTACGCCCGCCGCGCCATCAACGTGCTGGTGGGCAAGAGCATCGGCACCGGGATTCTGGCCCGCGTGCCTGATGGTGCGAAATCGGCGATGGATGAATTCGTCGACAAATGTGATGTCACCGCAACGTTTGATTTTTACGGCCTGCAATCGCTGATCGCCCGCACGGCGTTTGAATCCGGCGGCTGCCTGGTGCGGCGGATCAGAACAACCCAGGGCCGCATCCCCCTCAAGCTGCAGGTGCTGGAGCCCGACTACATCGACACGACGAAATACGGCACCGTCGGTGACAACTACATCATCGCCGGTATTGAGATCAACGGCTACGGCGCGCGCGTGGCGTATTGGCTGTACGACCAGCACCCGGGCGAGAGTGCACCGATTCCGCGCCGCCTGCAAAGTCAACGCATCGACGCCTCCGAAATCATTTATTTCGGCGAACGCGAGCGCCCGGGGCAACTGCACTGCGTGCCGCGGCTGGCAACCACCATGCTGCGTTTCCGCGACCACGACGATTGGCGCGACGCGGTGCTGCTGAAGAAAAAAATCGAGGCGTGTTTTGTTGCGTTCGTTCACGGATCCGGCACGAGCAACACGATTGCGGGGTCCGGGCAGATCGAAACCCAAACAGATGGCAAGCGCATCGAAACGCTGTCACCCGGGATGATCCACAAGTTGCGCGACGGAGAGGAGGTGAGTTTCGGCAACCCGTCGGCTGCTGTTGATGGCGGATTCAACAAAGACGAGTTGCACGCCATGGCTGTTGGTACTGGCGTCACCTACGAGCAACTGACCGGCGATCTGTCGCAGGTCAATTTCAGCAGCATGCGCGCCGGCATGAATGACTTTATAGACATGGTCGAAATGTACCGGTGGATTCAATTTATTCCGCAGGTGCTGAAGCCGATTCGTGAATGGGCGATTGAGGCTGGCTGGACCGCTGGCTCGCTGCGCTCACGGGATTACGCGTTTATCTGGACACCACCGGCGTGGCCGTATGTCAATCCGGTCGATGACATCAAAGCTCTGAAGGAAATGGTTCTCGGCGGCGTGCAGTCGCTGTCGGAAGGAATTCGGCAGCGCGGGTACAACCCCGACGATGTGTTTGATGAGATCGCGCGCGAGCGGAAAAGCCTGGCCGAAAAAGGCATCAAGGTTGATACCGATATCGCCAACGCACCGACGCGCGATACCGCAGCCGCACCCGGTAAAAAGCTGGTGGAAGACGATGAAAAAGATGAGAGCAAGGCGGCCCGCATGGTCGATGTCATGTCGCGGCATGCGGATGCATTGCAGATCATTGCAACGCGAGAAACACCGCACCCGGTGATCAACGTCAGCCCTGCGGATGTAACGGTAAATATCAACGAAGGCGCAGTACGCGTTGACAGCCCGGTAACGATCGCGGAAGGCGCGGTACGCGTTGAAAGCCCGGTGCAGTTTGCAGAGGGCGCGGTGATTGTTGAGCCTGCAAATGTCGATGTGACTGTCAATCAACGCGGGGCCGTGGAGCGCACGGTTACCGAGCGCGACAAAGACGGGTTGATTGTCCGCAGCGTTGAAAAACCGCTGGATGAGCAGGCCGATTAATGATCGCTCACACACCTGCTAGGGCTGGGTAATGGCGTACATCGTTGAATCCTCGATCACCGAGACTGCGCCCGCGACTGCGACGACATTCACGTTAATCATGCCGCCCAGCGGAAGTTACGCGACGAATGACCTGATTGTCGGAATTCTCCATAACCTTTCGGGCGGAACTACGATATCGCAATCAGGCGGCTCTGATTGGACGGTGGAAGCGGGTCAGGCGCAATCAACCAACGTCAGAATGGCAATTGTCTGGAAGGTCGCCGCTTCCGGCGCTGAGGCGAACCCGGTATTCACGGGAACTAATGCTCCCTGGAATGGGACTGCGTTTGCAGTAAAGGGTGCGCCGACAAGCAGCCCTGTAAGCGCCAGTGCGCGGGCGAATATGTCTGCTGCGCGGAGTCTCGCATCAGGTGCCTTATCTACCGGCACCGACGCAAACTGTTTGCTGATTTATGCATTTGGCACTAACGGAGGCGGGCAGTCACGATTTAAATCCGATGAAGCAACAGCGATTAACACGTCAATCACCCTGCCGAACAGTAATGTGCAGGTCATTGGATACCGGCAGATGGGTGCTGCAGGTTCTGCACCTACGGTAACCGGGTACACCGCAGGTTCTGTAAATGGTCAGTTATGGGCGCTGGCAATAAAAAATAATACCGGCGCGGCATTGCAATCGTGGGCAAAAAGCGGGTTAACGGAACTCGCATGGTACGGCGCGAATGGTAGTCCAGCGGGCGCGATTACCCAGCAGACCGCTGACAATTTTGGCGCTACGATTAATGGAATTACTGTTTCAGCTGGAGCGGTCACGCTCGCAAACTCGGTAGCAGACACCCTAAATTGGGGGCAAGCGTCCTCATTTTCATCCAGTGAAAATTTCGCTTCTCCGCCGACTGCAAAATGGGTTGGCTTTTATCACACGCTAACGTTCCCGGATATGACGGGAAAAATATTTTCTGTCGAATGGCTTTCCGGAAACAGCAGCACGGCGGCGCAGTTCGGGGCGGATGGATTAATCCTCGCATTTAGAGATGCGGCAGGAAACCACGTAGCGTATCAACTAGCACCAAAAGGCGGATGGGTTGTATCTGTTCCAGTTAGGTCTGCGTTTGAGATCGGCGTAACAACTCCATATGCGAGCAGCGGCTCGATTGATTGGACTGCAGTCACGGGCGTTGGGTATTTCGCGCACCGTGTGGCGGCGACCGCGGCGGCAACGGGCCTTACGGTCAAAAATGCAGTTTTGTTTGGTACGGCGGCGGTTGTAGGCGGTGGCGCTGCAAGCCCATCTTCGTATCGCGCTGCGTGGAAAGCCTTAACTTCATGCGGGCTTTATCTGATTTCGACGTTGCAGGGGACTGCGCAGGTATTCAGCACGGCCAGCGTGCAAATTGGGGATGGGTCGATCCCGACTTATTTTGACGCTTCGGCTCAGGCGTTTGAATTTCCAGCGCCGTATAACGCTGTCACGCAGAAATTATGGAATGTGTCTGCAAATGTTTTACAACTCTCCGCTTACGCGGCCGGCGGCGACACCATCAGCCTAACGGCGGGCGGAGATGTTACGACTCAATCGGCACTTCTAACGATTGATCCATCGTTTAACACAAGCTCAACTTTTTCTGTAGCAGGACGGACATTTGTCGGATTCCTCGGAGCATGGAAAACCGGGGTTCCGTGTTCGGGCGCTACGTTTAAAACGTGCGGCATCATCGCCTTTGCTGGTGCCGACATTGTTAACGCAACCATCAGCGGCGGCACCGGAACTGCTGCGCTGAGTGCTAGCAATGGATTTAGCGCGACCGGTTCAGCCCTGACTGCCAGCGCGACCTGCTTATATGGCATTCGCATCGCGGCGGCGGGAACGTTTGACCTCGCAAGCACGACGTTCTCGGGATTTACAAAAGACCTCGATGTAACCGCGGCCACGGGAACGGTGACAGTTAATCTTGCAGTAGGACAGGCGACGCCGACGCATCAGACTGCTGGCGCTACGGTTACGTTTGTATCCTCGCCGGTGTTTCAAAGTGTCACAGTCTCCGGGCTGGCAGCTACTGCGCGCATCCAGATTTATGATGCAACGTCATCGACGCAGCTTTACCTTGGCGTGCCGGGGACTGCATCTCACACATGGACAGACTCATCGGCAGCGGTGGGCAGTCGCTCGATCCGCCTGCGCATCATGCGCTGTGTTGGCACCAGCGCGGACATTATTGTTGACAAACTGATTGGCACTTGTGGAACCACGGAGGCGGCGAAAGCGGTCAGTTACCTGCACGATGCTGTATTAGACACGGCCTACAACGGCAACGCGTTTGACGGTTCAACGATCACTGGCATTGCGATCATTGACGGAACCATGCGGCTGCAAATATCGTCCGGAACCATCGTCGCATACGGCGGTGTCGATACGCTAGTCATTGATGGCCGCAAAGCCTATGCCTACGAAACGTATTGGTTATCGACTGATGCTGGTCTTGTGGACGAGTCCAGATTTATCATTGCCACCGACGGCGTGAATTTGCGTTTTGTGGATTTCAAAATAAAAAATACGACCAGCGGCCCGGTGTACCCCGTGATAGTCAACAATGCATACGTTGTCGACGACGCAACCGGAGTTTCGGCGTCACTGACCGATTACACTGGTGGGCCAATCCACTACGCACCGGACCATATGATCTCCAACGTCGTGACCGTTGGCGGTGTGAACATCATCACCGGCGACATTGCCGACGTGCCGGCGCGAGTGCAAACGGGGCTGACATCGCAGGGATACACCACAGCACGAGCGACGCATCTAGAGGAAATTGCGAAAATCGAGGGGCTCTCGATTGCCGACCCGGTAATCATTGACAACGACGCACAGACTCGCGTTGCCGGCTTGATAAGCCAGACCGTTATTAAGGTTGGCAACGTGACAACTATACAAAGGCTGTGATGCTGGACTCCCTCGCCATCGCGCTCCGGGGGGTCGGTTATGACTCCCGCGTGATGGCGCTGCTGGGGTTTTATCCGGTCGATGTGCCGGTGACCGCTGGCGGCGTATCCGGCCCCGGCGCATTTGTTTGGCTGGGCCCTTTGCCTGGCAAGCCGGCGTTGTGGCCGAAAGCCAATAAAAAGCACGGCAAAAAGCCCGGCGCGTTGATCGAGCTGCTGCCGGAGCAGCCCGCCGTCATCGACCCGGAATTCGAGCGCCCGGACTGGTTGGTCCGGGCAATGCGCGAAGACGAAGAAGAGTTTTTTTAAAAAGGACCACCACCCCATGAACGCCCGAACGCACTACGGCAGTAATTTAGAGTTTCTGTGGAACACGGACCCGCGCATGATCGACACCCGGCATACCGGATTTGGCCCGAAATGAAAACCGCCTACGTCATTTTCGCCCGCAACAAGATGCACCTGGCGGCGCATGTTGAGCGCTGCGTACGCTCGGCATTTGTGCAGACGCATGCACCGCTGGAAATCATCCTCTCCGATCAGGGATCGACGGACGGAACGCGGCAACTGTTCGAGCGTCTCGCGGCTGAGTACCGGGGCCCGCACACCGTGCGTGTGCTCGACTGCCCAGACATCACCTACAAAGGGATGGCGGGGCTCAACGCGCACCTCGCCTGGCTGCACAACACGCTGGATGCCGATATTTTTATTGCCTCCTCTGCCGACGATTACGCGCATCCGCAGCGCGCCGAAAAAATTGTTCAGGCGTTCGAGCGCACCGGTGCCGACATGGTCGGCAGCGCGATGTTGTTCGAGGACCCGACGGGTGCTGCAC